GCTATCAGGCGTTTTCAGGCTGCGGAGACAAAGATGGAGCAGATTGAAAGAGAGCCTATTCCGAGGATTGATTTCGGGATTGTGGCGCGTTCTATGCCTAAGACCTACCTATCAGTTTTTTCTGGTGGGCGTCTGCTTGTGGACAAGGCACCTAATCCTTATCGCCATAACCAGTTCCCTCTGGTCCCGTATTTCTACTATTTTGAGGATACAGGCGGAAAGGTGGAAACATTCGGGTTGGTGGAGAATATGAAAGATCCACAGCGGGAAAAGAACAAGAGACGTTCCCAGGCATTGGATATTTTGAACCGCACCCCAAGGGGTGGTGGTGTTTTTGTTGAGGGGATGGTTTCTCCTGAACAGATGAACAAAGCGTCTTCAGCCGGAGAGTGGGTAGGGATTCCCGGTATGAAGGGCAAAAGAATTTCAGATTTTATGCAACAGTGGTCAACCTCACATCTTTCTCTTGTATCCACCGCAGCAGCGATGGAAGAGCGTGCTGCCGTTGATGCCAAGGAAATTTCCGGCGCCACTGATCCTTTAATGGGGCAGGCCACTTCTTCCAAGGAATCAGGCTTTGCTGCCCAGACGCGGATTCGCCAGGGGATGCTGACGCTTGAGGAGCAGATGGATAACCTGGACAAGACCAAAAGACAGGTATTGGAAATGAGCATTCGCAATATGCAACAGTTCTGGATGCCTGAAAAGATTGCACGGATTATCGGGTCTGAGATCGCTGATGAGGAACAGCCTGAACAGTCCGTGGTTACTGAGTTCCTTGCCAACTTTACCAATACCAATTTTGATGTTGAACTTGATGCCGGAACCAACAGTCCGACTATGAGAGCAATGAAAGCGGAACAGGTGGCTCAGATGATACAGATGGGCTTCCAGAACTTGTTCCCACTCTGGCTGGAGCTTTCCGATATTGAATCTGCTGATGATATAAAGGAACAGATGGAAGAGGAAAAGATGGCTCAGATGATGATGCAACAGGCGCAGGGCCAGATGTCGGAACCAGCGAAAGGATAGTTATGAAGGTAGGCGCAAAAATTAGAAAACTTAGAAAAGAGGGCTACCCCCAGGATCAGGCCGTAGCGATAGCAATGTCTATGGCAGGATACAAGAAAGGTAGCTCTAAGGGTAAAACAAAAAAGAAAAGATCCCGCCGTAAACGTACTCGGTACTTTACATAGGGGCTTTAATAGGAGAGTAACACAATGGCAAAAATCAATCCAAGAGGAATGAGCCAAGGTGATCTTGTCCGGCTTCTTGATAGAGCCACTGGCACATTATGGATTCCGGCGGGTCATTTTAACCTACAACCTACCTCTACTGAGGTGCTTGTAGGCGGTACAATTCCAACGGCAATATCATTTGATGCTAGTAGTGATGAAAATGCTTGCGCCAATGTATATATTCCTGCTGATGTAGATTGTAGTGTAGCAATGTCTGCATACATCTATTATTCGGCAGTATCAACATCAGGTGATGTGACATTTGATATAGACTATGTATCAATAGCATCTGGTGAGGATGTTGGAGCAGCAGTTACAGATGTTGCGGGTACAGCAACCACTACAGATGGCACAGCGGATGTTCTTGAAATATCCAGTGCTTATTCCATAGCAGCGGATGCCTGTGCAAACGGAGATGTATTATTTCTGAATGTCAGGAGAGATGTATCTGCTGCGGATGATCTGTCTGGTGATGCAGATATGTATGGTGTGAGAATTGACTACACCACACGACCGTCAGTTAAGGAGTAAACGCAATGCCAGCAACTTATGATGCAGACCATAGTGATCAGCGTCACAAGGGGAAAGATATGCCTAGCAAGGTAAAGAAATCTGTTCCCCCGGTGAAAAAAGACGTTATGGCTGACTGTGCAAAGCGGATCGGTAATTCCGCTTCTGAAAAGAAGCGAATGGATTATTCCGTTAGCTGACACCAGATGGATTTGGGAGCTGATTAAAGACCTTGCGAAAGCAAGGTTTACTGGCTCTCTAACGATAAATTTCAGTCAGGGTGGGATAACCAGTCTGGATAAAAAAGAGAGACTGGCCCCGCCTGTTAAGGCAACTCTGACTTAACCCCCCAACGGGGAACTAAGCGGAAGCCGTGTTATCGCAGCAATGCGACGATACGGCTTTTTTATTAGCGCCAGCCCCCGAGGATAAGGTAGGAGATAATAAAATGGCGGAAGAAACAGAAAATCGCTTTCAGTTTATTGACGAGGATAAGGAACTGTCCCGTGAAGCCTATGATGATAACGAGAGGAGTGCGCTCGGAATGGAGTCCGCTCCCGAAGAGCCTGATCAGGCCGTTGAGTCACAGGAAGTATCACAGGAAGCAAGTCCCCCCGAAGTTGAAGCTCCAGGCGATACGGACGACCACGACGAGGTTAAGGACAAATCAATTCAGGTCGGTGATAAACAATTCACCGGGGTCGAGTCTCTGAAGGATTCATACCAGAACCTTGAATCGTTATATGGCAAACAGACAAATGAACTAGGTGACTTGCGACAGGAAGTTGCGACTATGAAGGATAAACAGCCCGCCCAGGCGGAGACTGTTGAACCAAGTCCTGAATTAGACGTGTACGATCCTAAGACGTATGATTCCTACTTTGATCATAAGGTGAACGAAGCCGTTAATACTCGGATGAAAACCGAGCAGGCCAAGGACACCCAGAAACAGGTAGATCGTGCGTACAACGATATGATTGCAAAGTTCACTACTGATCATCCTGATATGTCAAATGACGAGAAAATGGAGGTCGCCCGGTTTGCGGATAAGCGTGGTATCACATTTCTTGAGGACGCTTATCAGGTGATGCAAGCCGGAGATGTAGCTCAAAAGGCGAAGAAAGCTGGCGTAAAAGAAGTGACTGAAAAGTTGCAAAGCGCCAGTCAGGTCCCCACCACTCTTTCCTCGGTAGCAGGATCACCCTCAGTGACAGCCCCAGACGTTGATCGGTTGTCAGAGCGTGATTGGTCCAGATTATCTGAGGATGAGCGTTGGAAACACCTGCAAGACACGCCGATGGGCTAATCTCTGGATTAACCAAGAGGTAGAAAACCAATGGCTGATATTACTAGTACAGTAGCTGAGAAACCTGTCGGACGTTCCGGCGAGAGTCTCGGTTATTGGGTAGCTAAAAAAATCACGCCTGTTGATGATGGTGTATCTGCTACTGGCGCTCACAATATTTTCACGATTCCAGCTAATTGTTTTGTCAGGGAAGGCTATGTAGTTGTTACTACTGCGTGTACTTCTGGCGGTAGTCTTACCGCTAAGTGGGGTACAGGTAGTAAAGACTACAGTGGTGCTATTCCTGTGGCAAATCTGGCTGCTAACGACTTTGTTAAACTTCAGATTATGGACTATGAAGACACCGATGGTGGTGCTGGATTTAGTACATCCGCTGATACGTTTGATATGACAGTTGCAACCGCAGCTTTTACGGCTGGTGTTATTACCGTGATGATCAACATTGTTGATCTTATTAGTGAGTAAGGAGCATAGATAATGGCTGATTCTAATTGGGCAAGTGGTTTACAGGTATCCAGATGGGCTAAACAGCTCTACTATGAAACTGCGAAAGAAATCTACTTTGAGAAGTTTATGGGTGACGGCTCTGATTCGATGATTCAGGCGAAACACGATCTAGAAGGCGCTGCCGGGAAAGATGTTACATTTGGTCTTTTGACCAATCTTTCCGGGTCTGGTGTCTCTGGTGATGATTCACTTGAAGGCAACGAAGAAGCTATGAGTACCTACAGTCAGACCGTTTCGACTGCAATGAAACGGAATGCTGTGCGTGACACTGGTAGCTTTGACAACAGCAAAGTCCTTTTCGATTTTCGGAAAGAAGCTATGTCTGTGTTGAAGACCTGGCTTGCTGAAAAAGTTGATTCCGACATTTTCACAAGTCTCGCTACTAGTCCATCCAGAACTTTTCGGGCCGATGACGGTTCTTCCACTGTGGCTGCAAGGTCAAACGAAGCCAGCACTGCTGGCAGTTTGACTTCTGCTGATTCAATCTCTCTTGCGGATGTTTCCGCAATGAAGCGGTTGGCGCAAGTCCCAGAAGGTTCAAGTGAACTTCGTATGCGACCAATTCGGGTAGAAGGGAAAGATCATTATGTTCTTCTCATCCACCCTGAAGTGGCTTACGATCTCACTCAACTTTCTGAGTGGCAACAGGCACAGCGTGAAGCACAATCTCGCGGTTCAGACAATCCTCTTTTCTCTGGCGCACTAGGCGTGTGGGATGGCGTGGTTATTCACGCGCACGAAAACATCTCTCAGGCCGACACTGGCGGTGGTGGCAGTCTGCACTATTCTGTCAATCTGTTTATGGGCGCACAGGCTGGATTGTATGCTAGAAGTGGCGAACCTGTCTGGGTTGAAAAAACCTTTGACTATGGTAATCAACTTGGTGTTGCAGGTGGTCTGATTTATGGGCAGGCGAAAGCCACCTTTAACTCAGAAGATTACGCGACTATCGCGTACTACACCCAAAACACTGACTTTACTTCCTAAGTCTAGGTTTTACTAAGCTAATGAAACGCTTTGATATTCCTTTGAGGGGAGTGGGGGAAAACCGTGGGGTAGAATCCCGGTATAAACCCACTCCATCAAAGCGATAATATGAGGAAATAAATGGCAACTTTAGGAACATTAGAAGATCAGGTCAGGGTCAAATTGGGTTTAGCAGCAGGTGATACTACACCTACTACTGATGCAATGATTAATCAGTGGGTTATTGATGGACAGAATGAAGTTGTTTCTCTTGTACCTAATGATGCTCTTTTACCTTTAGTGGAAGTTTCCCTGGCAAATGGTGGCGGTAATACTGGTCAGACAATTCCTACTGATGCGGTACGCATCATTTCAGTATCATTTAAGGAATCCGGCGGAAGTGTTACATCCGCACAACGTGTTCCCCCGAGTGTATTGGATCAGGTGACTGATGGGAACAATAGTATGTTTACAACCTCTGGAAAATATTGGGCTATAAAAGACGGTAAGATCGAACTGTCCATTGCTGCTCTAAGTGAAGGCAATTCCTTTGAAGTCCAGTATATCAAATCCCCACAAACAAGTACGGGTACAGAATGTGATCTTCCAGCATTTCTTGAACCTTTAGTCGTTGATTATGCGTCAGCACAGGGCAAAAAACAGGTGGAAGAATATGGAGATGCACAGGGAATAATGGCAGATTTTTACAACAGGCTAGGCGCGATTAGCCAGCGCTTTGCCAATCTACACAGTGTATAATGGCTTTATCTGATATTACACTGAAGCAGATACGAAGCGACTTACAGAGTCGCCTGGACGATGTGGCCCCTAACAAGTTCGGTAAAGAGGAACTGAACTACTGGATCAATATGAGCCAGTTCGATGTGGCAATGCGGTTGTCGGTGATCAGTAATATCTGGTACGGGACCACACAGACTGTAAGTGTGACCGCCAGTGCAAACGCAATTACCACTATTTCTCTCACAGGGAATTACGCCCCTACAAAAATTATGAAGATTGTGAAGTGGCTTTTTGGAAATACAGTGATCCCATTTGTAGAGGATACCAAGATTCATAC